GGGTGACGTTGGGGGTGATGTCTCGGCAGACGTGCCTGTAGCTCCAGTCGGTGCTGCCCCACCTAGCGGGCCGGCTGAAGTATAATGGCCCATTCCAGCCGTGCTGGTGCCTTCGGGTCCGTGGGGTCTCATCTTTCATCGTTGATAGATGACCACCCGGCCTGGGGGCGTGATTGGGTTTCTAACGGTATAACGTCTGATCTGGTTCAAGTACAACGGATGCATGCTCGGGGGGGTTCCTCTGATATGGCACTGGCTGCGGCCGGGAGCCTTCTTCTCCTCGAAATCCCGGTGCAACTAGAGGTTACCTCGGCTTGTTGGGCTTCGGTCTGGCGGGCTGCGTTCTCCTTGCCGCTCACTTTTAGCGGTTTTCCTGGCCCTCCTGTTGCAGGGCCAATCGATTTTTCTTCGTGCGCCGGCGCCTTGTGCAGCCGCCTTGTCACCAACACGGAAGCGTTCAGCTTTTACTTTCCCCCCAAACAGCTGGCTGTCGGGGAGACTAAGCTCAACGTAGTCCCGGTGCGGCTGCTCGCGTCAGCGAGGAGGGTCATGGGTGCACAGATGGTCGACGGCTTGCTGCGAGGTTCCGCTGGCCGTATCACCGACGACCGTCTGTGCGGTCTGATTTTGTACAGCACTGCCCTCGTTAAGCATTACGGTGATTTAGGGGCCCGGCTGGCTTTGTATCTTGTTCTTAACCCGGAAGAAGCGAAAGGGTTGAGCACTGCTACTAAGGCTCTGGGTTTGAATTCTTTTCCCTGGGGGGCGGTTTTGTGTGAGGCTCAAACTTTGGCTGGCCGTTATTTCGGCGAACTGGACGTGGAGAAAGAAGCAGCGGCCCGTTGTGACATAGAGACAGTGCGCCCGGGCCTCGTCAAGCTGACCGCCGATGATCTGAGGCCTCACGTCCGCTCCATCATAGCTGATGAGCTGGACAGCACCGTGACCATGCCTCCCCTTAGCGAATTCTGGTCCAAGCGCTGGCTGTGGTGTGTGAACGGCAGCCACACCGAACAAAGTTCGCGGGCCCTGGGCCTACCAGGCAAGTTTTTGAGGCGCACGCACACGCGGACGTTCAGACGTGCCGCTGCTGAGTCGTTGTCCGCTGAGCCGATCTCGGATTGGGACGGGACCACCTACGTGAGTCCGTCCGCGAAGCTGGAACACGGGAAGACTCGGGCCATCTTCGCTTGCGATACCCGGTCTTACTTTGCCTTCAGCTGGATCCTTGACACAGTGCAGCGTTCTTGGAAGAACAAGCGTGTTCTCCTGGATCCAGGCCGTGGTGGGCATGTGGGCATGGCACGCAAGGTACAGGGTTTGCAGACGGGCGGGGGGGTCAATCTCATGCTCGACTATGATGACTTCAACTCTCAGCATTCCACCGAGGTCATGGCCATGGTTTTTGACGAGTTGTGCAGGCGTGTCAACGCTCCCCCGGACTATGCTGCAACTCTCAGTGCCTCTTTTGGGAAAACTTACTTGCCAAAGGGGTCTGGGTGGGAACTTTCGGTCGGCACATTGATGAGTGGACATCGCGGTACCACTTTTATCAACAGTGTGCTCAACGCCGCTTACCTGAGTTGTGCCATGGGGGCTGCTCGTTTCCGTTCTTCAGTCAGCTTGCATGCGGGTGACGACGTGTTTTTTCGGTGTGATACGGTCAGTGATTGTAGCTCGCTCTTAGAGCGTGCCCG